GTATGTAATTCTTATACTGGTATAGTTCTTGTATATAAAAAAAAAAAAATAAAAAGAAAAAGCATGCAAACATACAGCGACGGAATGTAAGAATTACCGACCTAAAAATAGGACACAAGAATAGGCGCATATACGTCGGAATGATAGACAGGGGGGAGGGAGTCAAGGCGTACAGTACCGCTAAATGACTCAATCGCAAGGGCTTAGGGCTGAGGGCTCGGCGTGGAAACGTAGTGCGCCTTGCGTGTCCCCTTAGTGAGCCCTTAGTGAGACCCTAGTGCGTTTGTAAGGCCAATTGTGGCAAGGCTACCACCGATTAGAAACGCCTAGCAGGGGCTCAGGGGAAGAGCCAAGGATACAGGCAAAGGCTAGGGCTTAGGACGGAGTAGATAATGCCTGAGACGGGCTCAGGAACGCATAGACGCAAAAAAGCCCGGCACCATGTAGGCTACCGGGCTCAGAAGAAACGAATGAGCTAGATGCTAGGCTGCAGCATCGTTCTTCGCCAGTTCCAGCAACATGTCAAGGTAGGCTGGATTCTTGGCAACCTTGGCCTTGATTGTGTCCACGTCCAACTTGAGACCACGTGCGACACGCGCGATAACCTGGGCCATTTTCTTTTCGGGTCCGAGGATAGAATCACGCACGTAGTCCTTGCCCGAGTTACGGATGGCTTCATTGCGCGCTCCGAGCGCGAATTTCGCCAACTCCGCCTGCGACCCACCGAACAGCGCGAGAATCGCCTCAAGCGGATTCTCCACGCCGTCGGCGAGCGCGTAGACCGTGACCTTGACCTCACCCGAGCGCGATGAGTCTTTGTCCGACGCGACGACGGATACGACCTCGGATGTCAAATCAGTGTGGTTCACGGCTGGCTGGTCAAGGACACCAAAATCCTTGTGGTCGTCGAACTTGGTTGCTACACGTGCCATTGTCTTGCTCCCTGCTAGTGGCCGGTGAATCCGGCATACTTGCCTTTATATGCATAACGCTCCTGCGATGCAAGGACCAAATACAAAAGGCCTGCCGACGATTGGCAGGCCTTTTTCCGTTGCTCCCTGAGTTGATTAGCCTTGCGACATCAGACGGGCGGACATGCGTCGCGTGTCGGCCAGGATGATTCTGAGGGCTCGCCCGAGGTACATCGCGCGCACGGCACGCCTGAACTCCCGACGCCTGATAATGCGCTCCCGATTGTGTTCCTGAGCCTTGCGCGTTTGCCAATCGGCCAAGCGGTCAAGGTGAGCGTTCAGGTAGTAACGCTCCCTAGTGGTCATAACCGTTCCATTCGTAATCGAAGGCACGCGCCCGAGCATTTGAACAAGCATCGCAGACGTCGAACTCGCCCGAGGGCTGGAAACAATCGACGCACAAGCGGAGCGTACCTTTGCCCTCGCACGCCTTGCAGACGTTCCGAGAATCGTCGGCAGCATCGGATGCCACGACGCCTGAGCCACAGCACACAGCACAATTGGTAATCATTAGACCGTTGCTCCATTCGGGTAGAGGTAACGCAAGGCGTAGCGGGCAGCCGTGCGGGCAGCGAATACAGCCGCGCGAGTAGCTGCGCCTGCGTGCGCGTCGTTTGTGGCGCGCAAGGCGGAGTCAATGAAACGGACAGCCGACTCCCCATAGGTAGCGGCTGTACATTCGTTAAGGGAGCGTGAGTAGAGTTTCATATGATGAGAATAGCAAACGTGTGGATAGAGTCAACTCTAATCGAATGCAATCGGCTCCCGTTTGCTTTTTATTTTTGCGCGCGGCTAGCCCGAGGTACCGGGAGAATAGCTTGAGCGCGTGAATTGTCCTAAAACCTGGACATTATATCATTCGATAGCATAGGGGCATGGGCGTCCGCAGCGGGTCCCCCAGCGCGGAAAGTTAAAGGCGCTTGGCAGCTCACAGCTTTGTCAAAATATAATTTTTCAAAAATATACGGGTCCCATAATTAAGGTACCATACAAACGGGTCCCATATTTTAAAATTAAAAGAATACATGGCTACCTTGACGCCTTGACCTCTATATAGCACCCAAGCCACGGGAGCCTTGCATTTTTCCTCTTGACTGTCAAGTGCTAGATGTGGTACAACAAGGCGGTGCAGCTACTACTGAGGTAATAGTGGCTACCACTATATTCTAACGAGGAGGTGTATAATGCATTTCTTAAATAAGGAAACCTTAGCACACCACCTCGACCCGAAACATAATTACTTATTGCGTACTGCAAACACATTCGCTGACTCAACTGTGGATACTAACGAAGCAGTTGAGAACGAAGTAGTTAAGGAAGCGAGCCTCATCGTTGTTGAAAAAGAATCGATTGGGCGTGGCGCGAACACTAACATCCCTGAGTTCCTACGCACCACAATCGGTATACTCGCAGCGAGCGGTGAACACAAGCAGAAAGATATTGCGGAAGCGTTCAACGTTTCTGATTCCTTAGTCTCTCAAGCGAAGCATGGTCGTTCTGGCGATGGATACGTCATTCCCAGCTTGAAGGCTGAAACAGATAAAACAAGGAACGCAACGCGAGACGACATCGAAAAGCTCGCACTCCAGCGTACCTTAGCAACATTAGGTATCTTGACTGAGTCGGATATCGAATGTTTAGGTGCGAAGGATAAAGCCGACGTTGCAATGAAACTTTCAAAGGTTGCAGATAACATGCGGCCTAAAGATGTTACTTCAGATAACCGCATCCAGGTGGTTATCAACGCACCGCCCGTGCGTGAGAAAGTTCATTACGACGTAGTTGAAGTCGGTTAACAAAACTTAACGCTAACGAACACTTTAGGCAGGGCATCATACAATGCTTCCGCGATATCCTCGCAAAGAGCACCCCATATGATGTAGTGTTCGTTAGCACCTTTTGGGGTAGATACTTATTTAATCAATTCCGTAAACTCAACTTTGAGAACGGGCGGTAGTTGATTGAATCTCCCTTGTATCTACCCCATTTTCATATCTACAAAGTTTGGGCAGTTTTAGTGAGGAAAATGTAGAACCACCCTAGAGTTTGCTCCCCTAGCGTGGTAAGAACATGCCCCTTAGACTAACTGCCCAATTCATATGGAAGATACTCTAACAAAACCAACAATAGTTGAATGGACTCCTACTCGCAAACAGGAGACATTCACTACGTTGCCTGATGATATCTTCGAAGTATTATATGGCGGTGCCGCAGGTCCGGGTAAGACTGAAATCTTATACATGTTGCCCTTGATTCGTCAATGGCATCTGCACCCTCGCTACAAAGGCTTGATTCTCAGGCGGACATTCCCTGAATTAGAAGCTGAAATCATCATCCGCTCGCGACCTTGGTATGAATCAACTGGTGCCAAGTACAATGAGCAAAAGAAACGATGGACCTTTCCAGCCGGTGGATACCAAGCATTCGGACACGCCGAGCATGAGAAAGACATCACTAAATACGACGGCGTTGAATACAATTACGTTGGTTGGGACGAGCTTACTCACTTCACCCAATATCAGTATCTCTACCTTGTTGCTAGCAGAGTTCGGTCGTCAACGAAAGAACTACCAGCTATTACAAGGGCCGGCTCAAATCCAGGTAATATAGGTCATACGTGGGTTCGTAGTCGATTCGTTGACCCCGCACGAGAAGGCTTAAAGATTATCGTTGATAGAAAGACCGGGCTCAAACGGTTTTATCTACCAGCGCGGGTCGAAGATAATAAGCACCTCTTAGAAAATGACCCAACGTATGTTGCTAAGTTGGAGATGTTGCCAACGGAAGCAGAGAAGCGAGCGAAGAAGTATGGAGATTGGTACACGTTCGAAGGACAGGTCTTCAACTTTAGATTGGAGCCTTTGCCCGACGAACCTATCAATGCTCGCCACGTTATCGAACCGTTTCAAATTCCATTCTGGTGGCCTAGAGTTGCAGCAATCGATTGGGGATTTGCAGCTCATGTCTGGATTGGATGGGCAGCCATTGCTCCCGATGGTAGAGTTTATCTCTATCGTGAATACTTTCAAAAGCGAAAGATGATTGCGGAGTGGGCATCCGAATTCAAAAGATTATCAGCCAATGATAACCTTGAGACAGTTGCACTCGACCCCTCTGCATGGCAGAATCGTGGCGTTGAAACTATCGACCAGCAATTCACGCAGTATTCAGGCTATGTACCTGAACGTGCAATTAATGACCGAATTGGGGGCAAGCTTCTATTACACGATTATCTTAGGTGGACACCCAAGCCAAAGTCTAGAGACATTGCTGGAACTTTTAACTCAGAACTCGCATCAAAGTTACTTAGAAACTACGGGCAGGCGAAGTACGACGAATATGTGAAGTTCTTCGAGGAGGAGGCGATTGAAACCAACCTTCCTCGACTTCAGATATTTGAGAATTGCCAAGCGGTCATCGATGCTATTCCGAATTGCGTGTACGACCCTGCGAATCCTGAGGACGTTAAAGAATTCGAGGGCGACGACCCATACGATGGCGTGAGA